CCATAAACCCATCCTAATACATCAACCTTCTTATCTCCAGTACTATTTATATCTGTTCTATTTACAAGAATGGCTGCAGACCTATCGTAAGTGTGGAGAAGATTTGCATCATTAATATATAAACCACTTCCTGCAGCATAATACACAGGAGCATTTTCAACGTCTTGATTAGAAAAATCAAAACTTGTTATAGCATTAGCTGAATCATTTAATACTGTATCATGTCCATCAGAAGAAGCAACAATAGTCCAATCTCCTTGAACTGGAGCAGACGCTAGGGAAAATGAACTTTTAAAAATATACAAACCATAGCCTGCAATAGGCGTATGTGTGTTAGTTGAGGCTAAAGTTGCTGCTGATAACCCATTTGTATTATCCTTTACATCTCCTAAAGTTTTAATTTTACCAATTTGAGACAAAGTTATGTTATTAGCTGATTGACATTCTTTGTCAGATATATCTCTTGGAGAAGATTTTCTATTAATTCCTCCATGAAATTGAGATAATTGATATAATTTTTTTCTACCACCTGCAGCTTGTGGTAATGGTTGAAACCCACCAGGAACAGCACTATGGTTAATACTTCCAGAAGAAGGAATAGCCCCTACGTTAGAAATAGAAGGTAAAGATGGCAATGGATTTGCAGTAAGCTTAGCTTGAGAAATTTCTTGATATTCTAAATTACCACTCTCAGTTTTTATTCCACCTTCTCTTTCACCTAAAGCGTCTAGTTTAGCATTAGAAGCAGCCTCTTCTTGTTCAAAATTTACAGCAGTCACCATGTCTAAAACATTTACACCACCATCAGCGTTAATATCAGCCTCTCCTGCTTTCCATCTTTCACGCATTTCCTTCCTTGTTAACGCCATATTATACTTTATTCAACACTTTTTTAACTTGTTTCCAAATCTTATCATCTTCTTTAGATTTTGTAAATTTAACAGCGTTATCACCTACAATAATAAGAAGACCCTTCATACCATGNTTCTTAACTAACTTTTTGATTATCATTTTTAACATATTANTTNCCCACCACTTTAAANATTGCTTTTCTAANTGAAGTCCATATCAGATCGTCCCATTTAGTAGGACTAAGTGCAACAGCTTTGTCCACTGCTAAGATACCTATAAGAACATATTCCCAATTGTTTATCAATATTTCCACTTTATTCTCCTTTGTTTTTACTGTTATTTATCGTAATTAGAATTTTTAAATAACTTTATAAATAAATCTTTAATTACATTTATAGCAGTCATATTCTTTTTTGACTCATCTTTAGACTCACGATTACTATCTATTAATTTTACAGTTATATCGTGCAAATCTTTAATATCCTTTTGTACGTCTTTTGTAAGAAACTTTAGTAAATACATAAGAGCGTAACCCAGACCAATAGCTACTGCAACTGGTATTCCCACTGTTTCTATTATTCCAATAATATCCATTAGCTATTTCCATCTATTATTTGTCCCCATAAAGTTGTTCTTCCATTAACTATTTCAACAACATCGACCTTAAAGTCTCCATTGTCAAACCAATCAACCACTGCAAAAGAATGATTCCAGTTGGTTAAATTACCTCTAAGCCAATCTTCGTCTGCTTCTATATCTTTTAAACATCCTAAACTCCAAGCACTAATAGTTCCACCAAGTGCTGTGTGAGTATGCCTCTGTAAATCATGAGTATGTCCATATATAACTGACTCTCCATACATCATTAAGTGAGCTTTAGCATGATGCATTCCAGTTCTGTGTCCATGCGTAAAGTTTAATTTGCCTATTTTAAGAGGCTTTTTTCTAAAATAAGGATGATACTCATACCCTCTTTCTTTTAATTTTAAAGCATTTTCTGTAAGAAATCTAGGTCTAGTTTCCTTGTGTGAAAAAGTATCTAGCCACACTTCATGATTTCCTTGTATAAAATGTCTATCTTTACAACCTGCATTGTTTAACGATTCATCTATTTGATCCATGCCTTTATTGACTTTATCAACTTCCATGTCTAGCATAGGAATAAGCATATGATCAGGTGGTCTATCTAAAGATTTCCAATGATGACTACTAAACAATTCCCATTCTCCTGTATCTCCTAAATCTATATATATGTCTGGCCTTATCATTTCTATAGCTTTACACACTACGTTTATAGCCCTTTGATCATGCAATGGAAAATGTTTATCTGGTGTCACTATTGCACGCTTAATTACTCTATCAAATCTTTTAGCTTGATATTTAAAATCAGCTATTTCTTCAAATTGTTTGCTACATACTTTGCAGTAATATCTTTGTACTGCAGGTTTAAATTTATTAACTCTTTTTCCATACTTACTTACTTCATCACTTTCACATCCTGGGCATATTTTACTCATAAAATCCCTTTATCTTAACTCTTTAACTACCTTTATTATTAAATATACTAATGTTGTTATACCTACTAATAAACTTACTACATCAGGCAACCATCCACTTACAGACAGCCACCATCCACCCATTCCTGCTCCTGTTGTTTTTAAAGTATCTATTGCGTCTATCATTAAAAGTTTGCTCCAAAAAATGTTTCGTTATCCATAAACTGCATAATGTGTTATTGGTGTTGGAAGTGCTGTTGCTTTCATAATAAATGGGCCATATTTATTTGCTACATTTCCACCCCATCTTAATACGCCACCAGTAAAAATTGACTTTGCACCAAGGTACCATACATAGGTTGTACCTGATGTAAGCCCTGTAACAACCCAACTATGATTAATATCACGATCGCCAAATGAAGAGGGTGGTGTTGCAACATAATGTTCATTAGTAACATCTGTTGCATTAGGAAAAGAAATTGCCTGATAAGTATCACCTGTGTCTTGATCTGATAATCCAAACTGTATTCCCCTTCTTGCCATATCTCCATAAATACTAACAGATATTTCAATAACTCCAGATGGTGGTGCTACAAACGTAACTTTAAGGTCATCATGTACTGTTGTCATTGTAGTTGTAAGAGTATAAGAACCAGCAAAAGTATCTATTCCAACAGTAGTATATCCTGAAATCATACCAGCAAAGGCTGAATTTGATACTGAAAATTCTGTTCCTGCATTCTTTGCTTTAAATCTGCCATCATTAGAATCAAAAGTAATAGTTCCATCTATATCTAAAGTTAAATTTGCAATAGATGTCCCTGCATTGTCAGTTGTTGCTAAAGTAGTAACACCATTGTCTTCTACGTCTATTGTAAACTTTTCATTTGCATCATATCCAAGTGTAAGTTGAGGGCCAGAAGATTTAGTAATTGTTAAATTACCAGTCATAGTATCATCTGCATCATTAGTAACATAGTTAGATACAGCTGTAGCTCCATCTGCTACATTTAAAAATGATAATACATTTGCTTTTGTCATTTCAGTAATAACTCCATCTGAACCAGCGTTATTACCAAGTATTCTTGCATCAGTCATATTTTGTATTTTAGCATATGTAATACCATCATCTTTTACTCTTAACGAGTCTGAGTTTATTTCTATTGTAGAATCGTCAACACTTACAGCAAAACTTATATTAGATGATATATCTCCACCACCTGTAAGTCCATCACCAGCAGTTAATGTTACAGAAGTGTGGTCTATATGTTCATTAGCCACAAAATTATTTAACGAATCATGGTCTATTTCTGAAGGAACTGCCACAGCTGTTATAGTAGCACCACTATTAGTTACATCTACTCCACTAGAACCTAATATAGAAAAGTCTGCAGACCCTGCTGTGTCTTCTGCTTTACTTCCACCACCTGAGTCTGTTGTAATGCTAACACCTGTAATATCTCCATCACCTGTACCTGCACCTATATACAATCTTAAATTTGCACCTGTAACATATTTAACTACACCACTATCAGACATTAAAAACTTATCAGTATCGCTTCCTATTTCTGCAATTGCACTTAATGTAGTATTTCCACTATTGTCAATAGTAATACCTTCATCTCCACCATCATTAGAAATGTATTTACCATTTAACTTTAAATTGCGTGTTAATAAATGATGATCTCTTATAAGTTTAGACATTATTTTAAAATACTTACATTTAAATTTTGTGAACTCTCAGAGGCATCAATGTATACATTTGCTGTGCTTCCTACATTTAAAGTCAACATATCTCCTGCAAACAATTTTAATCCTCTTTGAGTTGATGTTGCACTAGAACCACTGCTTCCAACCATTACAAATCCACTATTATCATGATCTGCTTGTATAACAATTTCTTTACAACCTGTAACTGTTGCAGTTGAAGCAGATAAAGCACCAACACTTGTAGGAGCTGCAAATTGATTATATGAGGTAAATGTACTTACACCTGCTGATTGACCAATTTTTAAACCATCATCATCGTCTAATGCATCACCATCAGAATCAATAAGAAGTATTGAACCTTGTCCTAAACTAGCCATTTAATATATCTGACAATCCTGCTTTATCAATATTGTCAACCTTGCTTTTAAGTTTTAGTTTTGCAACTTCTTCTAATACACCTATCTTCCACTTAGCAAATAATTCTTTAGCTTTTTTAAGCTTTTCACTTTCACTACTAACTTTTTCTTCTGCTTTTTTAACTTTAACTTCCCATTGTATATATTTATCTTCTGTATTGTTGCAAAGATTATCTACAGCTTGAAGCTCACTGTCTTTTTCTTGTTTTTCTTCTTTGTATTTTGATTGCAAATCTTCAAGTTTGTTTTCCTCATCTTTATATAAATCTTGAGTGTCTATAAGGCGTTGCTCAAACTGATGAACTGTATCCTCATGTTCTTTAGCCTTTTCTTCTAATGCTATATATTGATCTTCATAGTAAGCTATTTTTTCAGAAGCTTCATTTACAGCTTTAACAATCTCATCTTCAATCTTACCAAGATCATCTAAAGATTTATCCTTTTTAGCTTGAAAGCCTGCAAGTTCTACTTTAGATTCTTCGCATTTAGATTTATAAAATTCTAGTTGAGAAATTCTATCTCTAAGAAGTCTTTCTTTTTCTTCTAAATCTAAAACAGATTCTTCATACTTAACTGCTTTAGCTTTAGATTCCTCTTCTTTTTTTAAAGCTACAGATAAATCTTTTTCACTTGAATTAATTCCAAAATTAACTTTTTGCATCCTTTCTTCGTTAAATGAAATATTTCCTTTTAATTCTGAAAGTTTTTTAGAACCATCGTCAAACTCTTTATTTAAAGATTTAAGTTCCTTTTCTCTATCTTTAATAGAAGATTCTAATACTTTATTCTTAGATTCAAGAGACTTATTTTTTTTAAGAACAGCTTGCTTTAAATCCTTTTTAGATATTTTTATTTTTGGTTTTCCTATTGAAGCCATTTTAGTGAAAAGATAAAATTGTTATCACGTCATCATCAGAAGCACCACCAGTAAGTTTAATTCCATCTATTAATAAACCTTTAACTGTAAATGGTAAATTATCAAAATTCACTAATATATTATCTCCATATGATCCATTAACTTTAAGATTAATAGTTATACCATCATCATCTATTGATCCTGCAGGTGCAAATATAATAACTTCTTTAGCAGGGGTTGCCCAAGCAGTATTAGGTAATACGTCAGTACCATTCAATGTTAATGTTTCACATTTATAATCTTGATACACTTGCAGATTGCTAGCCTCTGCTACTGTATATGCATGTAATGGTTTTGTTGCCATGTTTATTCTCCTTTTGAGTTACACTTTAAGCTCTTGGCAGAGCGTGAGCGTGTTATTTATTTTCTTGTTGTGGATGCAATTGAAGTAATACTTCTAATGCTCCTTGTGCTTTTGTTGCCATGGTAGAATGATAATCAGCTTGCTTTCTATGTTCATCTAATTGTATTTGTAGATTTTTAATAGCCTCTGTTGCCTTCTCATCTATTGTTGGTTTTATTATTTCTGCATCTTTTGCTTTACTCATTTTCTCTCCAATTAATTACTCTGTGTTAGTCTCATCAGTCCAAGATGTTGTTGATGAAGAAGCTGTATTAGAGTTAACATCATATGTCCACTTTGTATCTCCAATTGTTATAGTAGTCGTGCTACTTACAGATACACTTGTATCATCAGTATTAACATCTATTACCCATGTTGTTGACGTTGCTGACATTATAGATTTGGAACAGCTAGTCCACGAACACCAGATTTGCGAGATTTTTGTTTCATCATTTGTTGTTCGTACATATTTCTAAAGTAATTTGCTTGTTCAAAATTGCCTTGATCTTCGTACAGCCTTGATTTCATATAACAAACTAATTGAGGATGAAGGCTTGTGTCTAGTCCAATATCAGTATCTAAATCTTGTGTTGTTGCAGTAACTGTTTCATATTTTGATTTATATGTAATCCTTAAACCATTGTCAATAAATAAAGATATAAATGTCCCTGTTTCATTTGTCGTAGAACCAGACCCAGACTTAACCATTGTAAACGTATCTACACCTGTAACAGTTACACTTTGACTTGACAAATTGTTATCATTAAAATTTGTTGTGCCTGATATACTAACTCTATCTCCTGTAGCAAGTCCATGTGCTGCACTTGTAAAAGTTATAGTAGTTCCACTTCCACAATCAGCATCTGTTATAGAACCACTTAAGTTTCCACTATCTTGAAATGAATCATATTTTTCTGTAGTTCTTTCACCTGTTCCTGTAGAAGCATTGTCTAAAGCAACAATACCTAATCGTTGGTCATCATTGTACCATGCGAAATATTGATTTGGGTATCCTCTATTTGCCATAAAACCTCCTATATAAGTGTATCGTTAGATTTATCGCTATCAGCCCTAAGTAACTTATGTGGATCAGAAAGCTTGGGTATCATAACATACCTATCATTAGTATCTAATATCTCTACACGTTCTATACTTAAAGTTGCTGTTGGAAGCTCATACCATCTTTTATTTTTTTCAAGATCAGTAATTGCTGAAACAGTATAATTTTGTTTTTTGTTAGATATATCTATTAATCCATCATTTAACAATTGAAAAAGATATTGCTCAGGATTTCTTCCAAATAATTTTTCTAATTGAGATAATAAGTTTGTAACTGTCATTTATGCTCCTCCTTTTAAAGCTGCTAAACCACGCCCATACTCAGCAGATAATTTTGCATACTGATCTCCATACCAACTATATTTAGATGTATCTTGTTGCAATCTTGCTGTTGCTTCAGCCATATATCCATTTGCTTGAGAAATATATCCTGAAGCTGTTGACATGTACTGTGGAACTCCTGCAAGAGGTAAACTATGTTTTTGAATTAAACCATTTATTTCACTCATTGCTGTTTGGGCTGTGCTAAGATGAGTTGATACAGCATTCATTTGTGTTTGTGCTTGTTGCATTCTTGCACTTCCAGACTGAATGTATGCACTACCAAGCTCAGTGTCTTCAGCAGCTATCTGAGTTGTAGCACTTGCAAGTTCAGCGTCAACATCAGCCATGTTAGCTTCTAAATCGTAATTAGCATTATACTTATCACCAGTAGTGGTAAAACCTATTAGGCTCATAGCATTTTCTAGTGATAACTTTACCTCCTCAAATCTTTTATTAGTATCATCCCATAAATCTGCATTCTCAAGCTCAGCTATATCTGTATAATAATTTCCAACTTTACCATGTGCTGTATTTATTATATCATCAGCTTTATTTAGCTCTCTTGTAATTGCTGTAAATGCATCAGTAATATCACTATTCCAAGAAGCAGACATTGTTGCTTGAAATTTTAATAACTGCCTTGAAGCTGCATATGTAACTACTAAATAAGTTGCTTCATCAGGAAAATTTGGTATATCTAAAGTATCAGCATCAACATCTATAGTAGGATATGCTACATAAGATACATTTGATGGCTGTGCATTTGTTGGAGCTGGCTTTACAAATAAAGTAGGATTTCCAGATGAATTAGGAGCTGTCCAAAACACAGGATCGCCTGCAGTTGCATAATAAGTTAAATTTGTTGGATCGTTTGAAAGGTCTCCATATTGTGATGGTATTTTTCTACAAGGAATATAAAATCCTCCAGAATCAGCAGATAAACGAGTAGCATAAAAAATATCTCCCCTTCCATCTAAATCAAGCGTAGTTCCATTGGTTACATTTAAAACACTTAATGTGGCACATTTTTGTTTTAAATCTTCAGGAAGTTGGTTTATAATTTCTTTACAAGCTTGTGTAGCAGAGTCATCACAAAACTCTTGATCAATTGTAGCACCACCAACAAGATTAGCTATTTGTAAACTAAAATTAGATTCGCCTGCCATTATCTATTGTTCCTATCAGCTATGTCTTGATCCATCGTAGTTTGATTAAACTCTATCTTGGTAGTCCCTGATGGAGTGTTTCTCATATTAACATAATTACGCACATCTTGATGGTCTTCTGCGTAAATTCCACAACCACAGATCATTTCTGATTTAGTTTCACATTCTACTTTAGTATCGCATCTGTGACAAAAATATACTATAGACATTTATTTACCTACCTTTTTAATTGCTTTTTTATGAGCTTTTTTAAAACTATCTCCTTCTTTCATATCGTCTTTCATAACTTTTATATGTTTCTTGCTATGATGTTTTTTATGTGTAGAAGGTATCTTTCCACCATCTTTGTACTCAGTAGTATCAGGAGATGCTTGAGAACGCTCTTGTGCATTTACTGTTGGGGTAGAAGAAGATAATAAATCTTTAGCCATTTCTGATGGAACGCCATTTAGATTTTTCATAGAGAATGGATCATTATTATTATTTTTCTTAACCATTATTTTTTGCCACCATTACGAGCATCTCTTGAAGGCCAATTAAACATGCCACCACCATCTACCTTACCACCATGACCATAAGACTTTACCTTACCACCATCACCCATTGAATCTAGTTTTTTAACTTCATCAACTATTACATTTCCAATAACACCTTTTGTTGCAATATCTTTAACTGTTTGTTTTACCTTATCAGATACTAAAGGTGGATTACTAGGCTTCTTTGCAGCTAATACTGTATCTTTTTTCTTACCTCTCATAGATTCTGTTATTGCACTTTTTGTAACTTGCATACCTTTTTTATCAATAGGTTTTTTTCTATTCTTACCAACAGAGCTGACA